CTTTAGCTCCATCAAGTCCATGACAGAGGAGTTTTCAGAGGCTGGATCCTTGGGCATCTGCGTGTTCTGGGGCCTCAGAATGCCATCGATGTCCCGCACGTTCATCGCGGAGTAGACGCGATAGTAAGCTTCGTACAGGTTGTGCATCTGCGGCGCGCTCTGCGCCATTTCAAGCTGCATCTGCGCCAGCGTAAGACGCTGGGCGCTCGAGAAGATGTTCGGGTCGGATACTGGAAGCACCGCGACCATGTTGTTGAAGTCGTAACGCTTGATGGTGCGGCTTGCACCAGGCACGTCATAGGGGTAGGAGTCTGGCAAACATCGCGCGAACCCACGCGCGAGCATCTCAAACTCAAGTTTCTGCGAATAGTGCAGGCGCTTGTGGATGGCGGACATCACCATCGAGCCGCGTTCCAGCAACGCCAGCGTAGTTCCTACCGCCGCCTGCTGATTTCCGTCTCCAACCTGCATGTCAGCAATGCTGGCAAGGCGCTGGCCGGCCTCGACCGTAAATCCGAGCAGCTGGAACAGCGTCTGGCTGGGCTCTTTGTACGGAAGCGGCAGCAGGGAGGCCGAAAGTTCCGCGCCGCCCGCGTCAATGTCCCTCCACTCGCCCGGCTGGATGGGATTATCGTCGTCCGCGATCCGCGCACCCTTGGCTTTGAAGCCTGCAGGCAGGTTTGCGAGCGTTCCTGCATCCAAAAGCTGACGAAGTGCCGAGGTCGCAGCCTTGGAAAGGCCTCCAATCAGGTGCACAAAGCCCAAGCCGTATGCTCCAGGGCCCTCGACCAGCACGTAATGAACGAAATATTCGATTCGTTGCTTGAGTTCGTCGCCTTCTTCCCAGTTCCTGCGAACTCCAACAATTTTTCCGCTGTTTTCTTCGACGGTAACGACGTAGGGACGCTTGATTCCGGTCAAATTTCCATCTTCGTCCTCGTCTTCAAAGCCCTCGATGTCGAGATCGACGTGAAATTCCAGCAGAAACAGCTCGTCTGTGCGGCTGGAAGGCTCAATGCCCACCAGTCTGTTAATCCCAGACTGGATTTCTGACGGAGATTCGGGGGACGGGGACGGAAAGAATGTGTAGTCCAGATATTCCCCAGACCAAACGCGCTTTTTGAAGTCGTTTTCGTACATCGCAATGCGGTGAGTAATGCGGGGGCACTCACTTATCACGCTCGAACCGTTGTACGGGATGATCAAATCATCCGCCAAGACCAATTTACTGACCATCCGACCGCGCGTGGCGTCGAAATACGTCTTCTTGAACACAGATCCACCGTAGCCCAGGTAGAAAAGCGCCTGGTCCATCTCCGGTGTGTACTCAGCCATCACCGTTGTGATCTGATAGTTCATGAAGTCCTGCACGCGCGCGGCCTGCTGGACCTTGTCCAAGCTCTCTTTCCCAACAATCTGCGTCCTGACAGGGCCTCCAGCGGGCATCAATTCCTTAAATGCCTGCGCCTGGAACTGCACAATCGCCTCTGTAAGCATGGGATGCGCGGCACCCGAGGCTCCACGGAAGGGCTTGGTGCGCTCTTCCATCTTCAAGCCCAACAGCTCAAGGCCCTTCGTGTACTGGGTCTCCCAATCTCCCCGGCTAGCCTTGTCCGATTCGTACAGATCCAGCAAGTCCAACGCAATCCTGGACAGCACTGAAGGGTCTACCACCTCGGCAAGGTTCTCGTAAAAGTCCCTTGGTCCTTGGTCCGAGGACCCTATCTCAATCGTCGCGCCCCCATCAGGGTCAATCACGATCTCAATATCGGGTTCCTCGTCCGTCACCGCGATAATTTCGAGTGAAGGCGCAGGATTCAGTGCTTTGTCTATAGGCATTGGGTTATCCGTAGCTCTTGATGAACGAGTTAATGCCCGCCGACGCCATGGCGTTAGGCGTCGGTGACATTAAGTCAGTGTAATCCTTTTTCGCCTCGCCGGGAGCAGCCTGCGACGAGCTTGCGTCCGCCTTTTGGATGAACTGGTCATTCGTCATCTGAGAAAACTTATCTTCCAAAGACTGCTGCTTTTGATCCCATCCCTTGGTCAACTGCTCAAGGTCCGAGGCCCACGGGCTTGTGACCTCGCCTCCCATTGCCCTTTTGATAAGGCCACTGGATACAGCGTAGTCTGCTAACCCTCTTGGGCCGACTCCGGGAGTCGAAGACGGCGCAGGAGACGGCGCAGGAGACGGGGAAGGCGCGGGGGATGCAGCGCCCGGCTGTCTCATGCCTGCCTTGAAATGAGCAATCGGGACGTTCATCTCGATGGCAAGGTCAGACATCTGACGCTTGTCAGCTTCAGTCAACTCGTCCCACGCAACACCAGCCAGACTTCCTGCAAACTTCTGTCCAAGCTCGACAGGGCTCGACAGGAGTTTCTGCAGGGCAGCTGCTCCAAACTCCGTACTGGCCGTTGGCAAGATGCCCAGCTTCTGGATAATCGGAATCTTGACGATGTTGTTGAGGTTAATCCCGGCCTTGCCAAGAATGTTGCCCCAGCCATACCCACCAAGTCCGCCCATCAGTGCGCCCAAGAATCCACCGCCACTGGCAGCACCAATTCCTGCTCCTACTGCAGCACCAAGCCACGGGTTAATGACGCCCGCAACGGTTGTCAGGCCAATGCCAATAATCTTCCCGACCAGCGACCCAAAGAACGAGTTGTCCTTGTCCATCCGGCGACCAAGGTCGCGGTAGTACCAGTCCACTCCGTTGATAAGGTCGGCGCTAGTCCCCGTTCTCGGATTCTTGCTGAAATACTCGGCAAGTTTGCCGCCGATTTCTCCGCCTATCTTGTTGTCGTTTCGAACAAGCAGGTCCAGTCTTTGAACAAGAGCGGGGTCGTATGGGTCAATCCCAAATCCAATCAATCCGCCGTAAGGCGCGTTTAATGTATTAGGGTTATCGTTTCGCGCTCCAAGACCGCCCCCCAGCGTTACGCCATTGATGACGGTTCCTTGAGGAATTGGTACGTAACCCGTGGTGCGGTGAATGTTTTTAATGTTTTCCTGCAGATAAGCGTCACTGCCCTTTTCAACAGGGTCCATTCTGCCTCCGGTACGGAAGTACCAGTCAACGGCTTCAAGTTTGTACCTGTCTTTTTCTTCTCTGGTGAGCTTTGTTGGATCAATGCCAAAGGTTTGATAAAACCTTGATGCTTGTGCCATCCCCCACTCATTTTCGCGTGCCCAACGTTCAATTCTGAGGTTAACAGCGGGGTCGTCTGGATCAATGCCTGCAGCCCAAAGGCCCGCGCCTTTGGTATTTGGGACTGGCACATTGCCGCCGGCAAAGGCCTGACCAAAGCCTAGGTTTCCGTATTCCTCGCTCTTTGTCCCAGCGGCGGTTGGGGCGTACCCCGTGCGAAGGGTTCTTCTGAATATCTCGTCGTCAATCTGCCGAAGCGTAACGTTCGTGTTTTTCTTGCCGTCCACATAGAGAGGAGGAAGTGTTTCGCTCAGGACTTGGTTAACGTCACGACCCCCAAGGTCAAAGGCCTTTGCAATGCCGGGTCCGACGTATGCGTTTACAGGGGCGGCATTCGACCCCCATTCAAACTTTCCATCTGCCCCAACTTTAGCGAACTGGTTAAGTACCGTATTAGGGGAGACTGCGACTCCGTTTTTGTCAAAAACTCTTCCCGTCGTATCGACCTGTAGTTGCAGTGCCGGAAGACTGTTGCTTATGGCATAAGAGGCGAGGCTTGGTGCACCTGTGTAGGTTGCAGGTCTTAGAGCGCCTACGGGAGTAATAGGCGTGGGGCTGTTGGTAGACAGCTTGCCGTCAGCGCCTACATAGAACTTGCCGCCCGCTCCAAGGTCGATGGCCGTTCCCGCCGCTACGCGATTTCCCTGCGTGTCTAGGATGAGACCATCGCTGTTACGCTGCATGTCCCCATTGATCAACGTGTTCCCGCGCGCGGGCCTGAACGCTGGGGTTGCCGGCGTGGCAGGTGGGGTAACAGGCGAAGTAGCCGGGGGTGTTACCGGGGGCGTTACCGGCGGGGTAGCCGGTGGGGTAACAGGCGGAGTGACAGGAGGTGTTGCCGGCGGAGTAACGGGAGGTGTTACAGGTGGTGTTGCCGGAGTCTCCGGAGTGACGGGGGGTGTTACCGGGGGTGTTACCGGGGGTGTTACCGGCGGAGTGACGGGGGGTGTTACCGGAGGGGTTGCCGGAGTCTCCGGGGTGACAGGCGGTGTTACCGGCGGAGTAACCGGAGGGGTAGTAGGGCCGCTGAATAAGTCCGCTACCCCTCTTGGGCCGACACTGGGAGTCGAAGACGGCGCGGGAGACGGGGCCGGCGGGGTTACAGGCTGAGTAACTGGCGGCGTTGCCGGAGAAGTGGCAACCCCATACAAAGCCCTGCCGTCTGGCCCGACAATTATTCCGGACCCAGACGAAGGGTCCATCGTAATAAGCATCGTCCCTTGGGCGGGACGAGTGCCGTCTGCGTTGTATATTTTTCCGTCTGAGCCAAGAAGATACCCGTTTGCATACGGCTGCGTGGTAACTCCGGGCGGAAAACCTCCCGTTGTTCCCGGGCTAGGAGTAGGCGCAGGTGTTGTTCCCGGACTCGGGCTCGGAGTGGTTCCCGGACTAGGGCTAGGAGTAGGCGCAGGCGTTGTTCCCGGACTTGGACTCGGGGTAGTCCCCGGACTAGGGCTAGGTGTGGTTCCAGGGCTAGGACTCGGAGTGGTTCCAGGGCTAGGACTCGGGGTAGTTCCAGGGCTGGGAGTAGGCGTTGGGGCGGGCGTTGGGAAGCCCGGAGGACGTGCCCCAATCAATTCCGCATACTGCTGCGAGGCGGACTTACGGCCTTGGAACTCAGTGATGGGCTTGAGCACCGGCCAGTCGGTAGTGACTCTGTCTGGACGCCAGTTCATAACATCCCGCGCCGTTCCCTGGCTTGGGCTTGGCGTGGTTCCAGGACTTGGACTCGGTGACGTTCCCGTCGGAGTACGAGCCTCGTAGTCGGGGATGTTTACCGAAGGCGGGGGCGGGGTGGGCGCAGGTGTCTGTCCGGGCACTTGAACAGGGGGCCTGTTCCCCGGCATTTCTATGGGATCAATGCGTATGGGATTTCTGGCTGCAAAATCATTGTATTCATTCATATCATAGGTTTGTCTCCAGCCAGGTCCCTGAGGAGGTCTGACCCCTGAATTGCTGCCTAAAAAATGCTCTCCTGTTTCAGGATTTATCCACGGAGTTATAACCTGTAGAGCAAAGCCGCCGCCCTGAGGCGCTTCAGGGGCCTGGGGAGGAACAGGGGCCGTGGGCAGCGATCCAATGCCCTCGCTGGTGGTACTCAGCAATCCCTGAATTTGTTCTTCCGGCATGGACATCGGCAGGCCCTCATGTTACTACCCCCAATTCTACGGGCTAGTAATACTCTGGAACAAGGTCGGCGGACTGCTCCTCATCGTCCAGCAAATCCGACCCAAGCGTTACAAAATTCCCCGAACGAAACCGCATTAACGCCTGCGTCGTCGAGTCCACCATGTCATCATGGTCCCCGTTCGGAAACGCCGCACACTCCTCCACCAACTCCTCCGCCCAGTCCGTATACGGGGCCCACACCATCCCCGCCTCGAACAACGGCGCTATCGAATGCGCCCTCGATACCTTGTCCTGTCCAGCCCTCCGCCCGCCCGGCGAATAC